TTGCCTCGCCAGTGGGCTAGGCCGCCATTCTCGTAGAGGTATTTCGCTACTCGGAAGTTGCATTGTGCCTGCATGAGAACTGTGCTACGCGTATTTTTACCACACAACTGCGTCGTAACCGTGTACCAAGAACTGTTAATTTGCCAGAGGCCTACATCCCACGACTTCACGGCTTTGCAGCGTTTACGGTTGTGGAACCTGCCGTTATCTCGACAGTCAAAATGGCTCATCCCGGTGCGGTAATTCCAGCCAACCGCCCGAGTCTCGCACTTGGACTCGCGCCACATAATCGCGTCCATGGTGCGCCAATCTTTACGCTTAAACGTCTGCTTTATCTGCTCGGTGTACTTAGGGCACAACCAAGGTTTAGACGCCTCTACGGGGCTTACAACGGCTATAGGGGAGATTGTGAGGGCTAATGCTAGGGCTAGGCGTTTCATAATAGAGACTTCCAAATCTTGACAGGTCGGCGGTGGCACTCGGGACGGGCCGACGGGGTGTAACGATCAGTGGGCGCAATCCAGCCAGCCTTGGCAGCGTTGGTCATCATCGCACCAACCGCGCGAGGCTCATGAGGCATCGGGTTGAGGCGTTGGTGCATAAGTTCCCACACATCATCGGTCGTGAACTCTGGGCGTGTTTTGGCTAGCCAACGAATAGCGGCTTCACAGTGCAATTTCCATGCGGGCTGTGCATTTGCCTCTACCTGCTCTATGGCTCGGTCTCTAGCTTCAATGGCTGCGGGTACGTCAAATAGTGACGGTTGGGTGCTCATAATTAGGGTTCCTATCTAGGCCGTGTCGGGTGGCCTGTATGTCACCTTAGCAAGCGATTGGGGCGTGTCAAGTCATTAGATGACACAACCCCAGCACCGCCGATAGGAAAGGCAGTACTGGGGCGTCGTGTCTCCATGCCCGTAGGCATTGGCGATTACTTTATACCTGCGCGGGTTAGTGCGTCAATCCAAGCTGCTCGAAAGGCTTTAGCATCGTCCGCAAAATGCGGTGCCAGTTCCACGTGTAGCCAGCGTCCGCCAGGGGTTCCTGCGTTGTCTTTAGCGTTAAAAATTTTTACCCCTTCTAGACCCTCACCGCGCGAATTACGGTAGCCAGCGCCCCAAGCGGTCTTGTCTTTGGGGTCTTGTTGTGGCCAACGGTAGGCGTAGTCGTGTATTTCTTCGATGCCTAATTGGGCGGTGTTGTTGAGTAGGAAGTTCCAAAGTATGAGTGCGTTGTCTCGGTTTTGGTATCCGAGATCTACGGCGCGTCCTGTGGCGTGGACACTTAACTGCGTCGAGCCTCGCATGGGTCGGTTTGCCCATACACCGAGGTTGGTGAATCCCCACCTTTTAGACGCTAGGCGTAGTAGTTCGAGTGTGCCTTCTCGGGCTTTGCCGTGGTTGCCGTCTTTGTTGCCTGTGTACGGTCTCACGGTGCGCTCGGTGGGTCTTTAGGGGGGTTCTTAATCCCGTTCCCTGCTAATACGCCAATCAACCCGCCTGCAAGGGTCATAAGCATCGGACTGAGTACGCCCCACGCCTCTGCGTCATTGGGGCTCTGTTCCACAGGCTGTACCACAAATAGCAATCCAAATATAAGAGACCCGATAGCCATGACAAACGAAATGGTTAATCCGAGCGCCACGAACAGAATGATGCGGGCTTTTATTTCTTCATTGGTCATGCGGTTTTCGGGTTTCATTGGCATCGTCTTTCTAGTAAGCCGTCGGCTTTTGTGGTGTCGCAGTTCTCGCGTGTGCGATCGGCGCAGCTGGTGAGTGTGACGGTGAGCAGGCTAATCAGGGCTAGGCGTTTCATAGCGGGCCGTTATTAATGTTGTTTACAGACTCGATGCACCACGCCTCGTATTCTTCGGGTGTCATGTTGCGTTCGGTGTCATCAACCTGAATAAATACTTGGTCAATGGGGTAAAGGGCTTTGTATTCGTCAAGAGTCATTGCTAGTTCCTGTATCCATAAACGCGGATAGTGCCACCTGTCATCGTTCCGGCACTAGGTATCAAAGTGAAATCACTGTAAGACGTTGCCACGTTGTGAAATCCATTAAAAAAGCCAGCAGAAGATGCGGTATCAGTTGGGGAATATGCAGGGTTTACAAGGATTGTACGAGCAGCCAAAAAAGGGTTATTAACGTAAAAAGTCATAGATAAACCGTTTACGCCGCCCGTTCCTGCTCTTGTGTATTGGGCCGCATTGTTGTCGCCAGCAGCTACTGCTGCTAATCCAGCAAAAGCATAAACTACGCCTGCGCTGTAATAAGCAGTGGTAGAAGCCCCGAGGCGGAACTGCATATTGAAGCCTGTGCTGCCGACACCACCGCTGATCTTTATAAGGTAGTTATCGTAACTAGCCGAAAATGCGTTACTTACGGTCACGCTAGAAACGGCTGTGCCTATCGTCTGCGTCTTAACCAACCACAGACCTACCGCGTTCATATCGGCAGCGGTCAAAACCTCGCCAGCGCTAAAAGACGGAAAACCCATAACTAATATCCTAACTTGTTAAAATCGAGCCTGCCGAAAGTAGCGTTATCCAAAATCAAATACGCGTTTAGATCGGCACCAGAAACGTAGTAAGTGAACATAGCCCCCGCAGGCGTAGCCGACACATTAACGCCCTCGATAATGCACTGGTAGGTCACACCACGAAAAGTGACGCCGACCTGCGTACCGGGAATACACGCAAAAAACCCAAGGTTGCCAATCTTGTCCAACTGAAACGAGTTTTGCGCCTCTGCCATGCAACTAAACGAACTAATAGCGAACTTGGCGCTGCCATAGTTAGAAAGCAGATAGTTGGCGTAGTCGGTGGCTTGTGCGGTACTGGCGTTAAGTGTGTTTGTTTGGTAAGTGCGGAACGGGGCCACCGCGCCAACATTCGTAACAGTAGCTGCAGCGAAGTTTTCGGGGTCTACCGTCACTTGTGTATAGAAGTTGTCTGCGAGGCTGTCGAAGTTAATTTTGTTGTACACCTGATTAGTGGCGTTATTAGCCGTATCAGAAAAGTTGATCGTGCTGACGCTGTATGTAAACGGTGACACAACCGACACAGAATCAACGATAAGCGAGTCCCAAATACGGCTATTTGTTGACTGACACACACGGTTGACCCAGTCGCCCCAAGTACCTGAAACAGTTGTAGCGGCCAGTGTGGGGGCACTGCCACCGCTAAAGCCTGTATTAACTCCAGTTTGTGTAGTGCAGTTCGCTACTTGGTTAAGGATTGTGTCCGCAGGCATTGCGTAATCGTTGCCTAACATGCGTCCCAACGTCGCAAAAGCGCCCTCAAAAGACACGTTTAGATAGTCCGCTTGGCCTACACCGCCTGCATAAGGGATGCCGTACTCGGCGACTACATCGTTAATGCGCCCCGTCCAAATTGTGTAAGCCGTGCCTGTGGTGTTCTGGATGCGTATTTGTGTACCCGCCACCATTGCTGCAATCGGTGACGCATAGCCTGTGGGGTAGCGCATCTCGAATGAACCCGTACTGGATCTTGTCTGATCTAACTGGGCTTGCCTACCGATAGAAAACTGGATGTTCTGCACATTCGTTAAAGCCGTCCACGACACGCCGTTATTGGTCGTGAAAGACACAGTGTAGGACTGCAAACCCATGGCTAAAAAATGTTGCTCACTCGAATGGGTACGGAACCGTTCTGCCGCATGTATGTGCGTAACGCATTAACGACGCTTTGAGGGTCGCCACCGTTCACGTTGATAGTCACATTGTTGCCGCCGCCACCGTTGTAACGATCTAACGGCACTACCGCCTCGGGGCCAGCCTCACCAATAAGCGCCAAAGTAGGGCCAGTGACGATGCCACCGTCTGCCAACATCGGGATGTTAGGCATGTCAAAACCTTTACCGCCGATACCGGGAACCCAGCTAGGCACCTTAAAGTTAATTTTTCCTACGCTGTTATTCCACGCGCTAGCAATGCCGTTAAACACTGCTTTGACAATGTTAAGCATGGCCTTAAAGCCCTCAATAGTTGTACCAATGTAAAACTTGATTCCCTTAAAAACTAAATCCACGACGGTGCGTACAGACTCGAAACGCTGATACGCCAACGCCAACCCCGCAATTAAAGCAATGACGCCCACCACAATCGCGCCAATGGGGTTAAGCGCCATAGCCACGTTAATAGCCATAATGGCTACTGCGATAGCGCCAAGTGCGCCCGCGATGATCATGAACGCTTGCGGGTTGTTTTGTGCCCATGTAGCCATGCTTTGCAACAGTGGTAACACGGCCTCAATGGCAGGTAGCAACGCTGCACCAATAGACTCTTTAGTCTCGTTAAACGCTACGCCAAGACGTTTAAACTGCCCCTCGGCGGTGTTGGCTGCCGTAGTTGCAGCGCCGCCGGTGGTTTTGGCAATCTCTGCCATGATGTCCTCAAACGATGCGCCTTCTCTAACCATCTCGCGGTATTCGGGGGCTAGTTTGGCTAATGCTCCCATATTGCCCCCCAGAGCCTTTGTGAGAGCGTCTGTGACCGTTCCTAGGGGCTTTCCAGTGGCTGCGGCTATGTCCATAGCCTGCGTAGCGAGTTCTTGTGCTCGGGTTACATCGCCAGTAGCGCGAGCCAACTTAGACAGGACGGGGCGCAGCTCGTCATCGGTGATACCGAGTAGTTGCCCCTGTGTAGTAATCCATTCCTCGTTCGAGGCAATAAGGGCATCAGTTGCGCCTGTCGTTTGGCGTAGTGATCGTGCTAGTTCCTCTTGTGCAGCTTGGTCGGCAATAGCGCCTTTAGTGGCGTCAAACATTGCAGCGCCGAGCGCGCCCACCGCAGCCGTAGCAGGGATAAACGCCTTCTTAATGACAAGGCCAGCCTTCTGCGTAGACGTCTCTGCCTGTGCCAGTTCCTTGCGGAACTTGTCAAGCCCTGTGCCGACATACTCGGTAATGATTGGGATAGATAGAGCCATTACTTAAGTTCTCTTTCGACTCGGCGCACCACGTTAAGCATTGCAGATTCCATTTCACCTTGCACCTCGTTGCGCTTGCGAAACAATGCAGGCCCGAGAACGCGTGACCTGTTGGGTTCTAATTGTCCTAACTGATCGCCTAAACGGTTTGGGGTTTTGCGTCCTGCGGTTTCCCACACTGCCGTCGCCACGTCTCGCTGCTCAATAAGAATGACGGAAGTGACACGGCGGTCACCTTGCAGGCGCACCTTGACGCCACGCAACGCCTTAGCCACGTTATACGGGAATATCTTGCGACTACCAGACGTCCAGTTGCGTTCCATACCCGACAGAGGAACACCAATACGGCTGTACTGGCTTTGTGCCTCTTGGATAGCGGGCTGTGCAATACGCGTAGCCTCGGCTGCGAACTCCTTACGCAAACCCGGCTCAATCTTGTTAAGCGAGCGAATAGCATCCTTAGCGCCAATAATCTCTACTTTTGCGCTAACGGGCATTTTTCGCTTGTTCCTTGACTATCGCATCAACCGTGTGTAGGTCTTTGATGTCGAAGTCTACTCCAGTGGGCCACCAGCCTGTGCGTAGTAGCAGAGCTGCTAGTGCGTATCGGTAGGTTGCCCGGGGGTAGGGTTTGCGTCTGTTTCCTGTTCCACTACCTCGATAGATA